ATTAATAAATTATCTTGTATTTTTGATGTTAGTTTATCTACTAAATATTTTTCTACAGAACTATGTTTTTTCAAATCAGTATTAAATCCCAACTCTAAGACATTTTCAGATGTACAATGCAATCTACAATCACTTTTACATAATAATTTGCGACATGAATGCCTTTTTACTTTCGGATTTTTATAATAATTTATTAAATTCTCAATATCTTCTTTGCTCTTATCATTATTAGAAGTTATACATTTAACTATAAGCGTATAATGTTCTTTGAATTCGTATCTATGATTCCATAATAATGTCTTTTCTATTTTTGATATTTTTTGACAAGAAATCTTATATTGGATATTTCTAAAAACACTTATTATATAGTTTATTATTTTACACCATTTTTTTGAAACAGTCCTTAGATAAACCAAATGCGATATATTTATGGGTAAATTTGAAAAAATGATTATGTGTTTTTCATATGTATTGGTAACATTAACTATATCATTACAAGATTTACATACTCGTATCGTTGTATTATCTTCAATAAATTGAGTTAAATCCAAATAAGATTTTTCAGGAGGAGTCGGTTGTGTTATATAATCGTTATTTTTACAATACCATTTCGCACAATCGTAGCAAAATATTCTTCCACAGCTTCTACAATGATGCTTTCTTATTAAATAGCCAAATTCCGCGTTACATTCAAAACATCTATCAACCTTTTTATTTGGAACCCATACAGATGGTTTTCTTGCCGGAATATTAATTGGCTTACTATTATTTCGTTTTCTGTCTATATAAATTGATATTGCTCCATTATTCATAATAATATATAATTATATTTTTTTAATATATTTACTACTTGTAGATATATTATTCATTCTAATAAATAACTCGAAGGACATCACTATATAATCTATAACTCCAATAGACACCCATCATATACATAATAAAACCCGGTATAGAAATCCATAAAGGATCATTTAAAATCGTTTGATAATAATAATAAGTAAATATAAAAATACGCGGTATAGAATACGTTATCAATTGTAATACTCTACCAATGTCTAATACCTTATTATTTATTTTTAATGTATGAAAATGGTAAACAGGATATAATAAAATGTTAGACATTTCACCAAATACAAAAAACTCTTTTCCACAATAAGTAAAACCATTCAACATTAGAACAGTGCCGACATGATGTAATATCATCACACCCTGAGACACACCAAATTTATTATAATTATAATAAATCATTCTGAACGTATCATATATATAAAAAGATGTTGTATTAAACTTGATGTAGCCAAAATAATTGCCATCATTTATAGTATAATGAAAATAAAGAAGCAATAATGTATAATAACAATGCGAACCCGCAAGGATATTATTAGATATCTTATGTGATAGACTACTATCATATAACCGTTCTTTTTGCAATATATTTTTTATATTCAAAAACATATATGCCCAAGCAATAGGACCAATAATATAAATAAAATTTATCATTATACAAAAAAGTAAATTCTATTTAAATAGATTAATAATGTTTTTTACGCGTTTTTCTTTTACGACGCTTTCCTCTATCTTTATCGTTCATTGTACCGCCTCTTTTTTTACGCGTCTTTTTCTTTCGGCGTCTTCCACCACCTCTTTGTTTCTTACGTGTTTTTCTACCACTCGTATTAACTACCTCAAATATCATTTCCTTTCTTTTTTTCCAATTCTTTTTCCAACTACCATACTCAACATCATCCTCGTATATTTTTTTCACCCTCAAACCTTTCGTTTTGTTTGTTCTTTTACTATTCGATAAAATGACTATGTTATTTTTGGAAGGTTCTAACCATTTTTTTATAGTATCCCATAATTTCTTTTCCTTTTCTTTATCCCATATTTTCTTTGCTCTGAAAGCTGTAGCAACGTAAGGAGGGTCGCAATAGATAATAGTATTTTTATAATCTAAATCAAATACACTTTTTTCTTTGTACATGAACTTTGAACTTTTAAAATATGGTTGCAATCCTTTCAAATATTTCTTTTTACTTCTCATATAATTAGCAGCAAAATTCTTACCACCGTGGCTTCTTTTTTCGGTTCTTACATTCTTTCCTCCAAAATATTGACCACCAAATCCCAATGTATAACCTACAAATGATTTTTGAGCGGAGGGTTTCTTATTTTTTTTATAACTTTCCCATTTTTTTTGCGTTATATTTTCAAGTTTTGGTAACCAACCTTTCTTTAATGCTTTGAATAATACTGTTATAGTTGGATTTACATCGCTAAAAATATATTTCTTAAATACTTTATTTTTATCATCCTCCATAACTTTAATTCCTACGCGGGCCATTCCACTAAAAGGTTCCGCATAATTTTTTATAGATGGATTTTCTTCAACTTTCTTATAAACCATTTTTGATATTGTTTTCGCCAATTTTGATTTTCCAGCATGATAAGGTAAAGGCATTATTACATTATCATGTTATTATTTTCTTCGTCTTTTTTTAGTTCTTTTTTTTCGGTTTTTCTTTGTACGTCTCTTCTTTTTCTTCTTTGAAATTCTTTTACAATATTGTTTTTGAGAGAATCCTTTTGGTCTTTTACAATTAATCTTTCTTTTATATTTCAATGACCATTTACCACCTCGTTGTGATTCATCTGCTCCGTATGCATTATAAAAATCATTTGGTAATTCTGTTGTCATTGTAGTTGCGACAACTAATTCTTCATCAGTAGCTGTTGGTGTACTTTTCTTGATCCATTGTGGATTATTTTTACCCTCTTTCAAATCTACCCATTTAACCATCATATTTTTACCCTCTACCTTCAACACTTCGGCTCTCCAAAAATAAGGTATCTTCTTACCTTCACCATTAATAATTGGCCAATTAATATATATTATTTCACCACCACCACCTTCTTGTATAGTTGCTAATCTTTTTCCTCTTTTACTTCTTTTCATAAGTTTCTTATATTGTTTGGATGTTAATTCTTTATCTGGAAATTGACCTTTATGCCAATCCAAATGAACTTGAGTATCTGGTGCTATTTGACTTTTTTTGGCCATAGGATGTGGGTCATATGGACTTAAAGCAGCAGTTAATATACTTGTTGCTAATAAAAAGTCTCTTGCGGACGCTAATGGTCTTCCCTTAGACATATTACGCTTACTTCGTTTCAATAATGAAATACCTTGTGAAGAAGCAATCATGGGTGTTTTTTTGGACATTCTTTTGCTCATTTCTTTTGATAGTTTAATTTCTCGTTCTAACCTTTTGCTTTGTTTTCTGCTTTGGCGAGACCTTTGTGATGCTTTTGATTTTCTTGATTTTGATTTTACTTTTCTTGATTTTTGCGATGCTTTTGATTTTCTTGAACTCATAATATATTAAAGTTAGATTTAATATATTACCAACCACTATTTTTTTTAACATTAATTCGGGGACCTTTTTTACCATTAAACGCGTTTGGGTCATATCCTTCTTCTTCATCATCGGATCCCAAATCTTTTGATAATTCCCAAAATTCTTTAGAACCTAATTTGAAATCATTGTGTGACGAAGCCTTATACCAAAATATTTGGTCTTCTAATTTATTTGATTTTGCGTTATTAGATATAACTAAACATTCATAATTTTCAGTGCATTGGTCCATGACTTGACAGAAGGATTCGAATGTAGAAAACATACCCGCATAATTTTCATAAATACGCTTTCTATTTGTTAAATAAGGTTCGCGTAAAATAAATGTATAATCTATATTTGTTCTCAAATTAGGAGGAACACCAAGAGGATATTGCATAGTAATTACAAGCATAATTTTCCAATGCCTTCCATTCATGAAAAGAAGACGCATTAATTTTTCACGAGCCCAACCATTATCATATAAACAATCATCTAAAATTACGAAAGCACGTGCATCTATATTGCTCTTACCGTAAGCCTGTTTTTCTTTTTTTACCTGTTTTAAAACCATTTTTTGTCTTTTTAAAATATTTTCAATTATAGCAGAATTATATTCATCATGAATAAATAATTTTGGAACTAATGCTCCATAAAATCCATTACCCGCTTCTGTTCCTGAAATGACGGTGCCTATTGGAATATCTTGATGATAATATAGTAAATCTCTTACTAAAAAACTTTTCCCGGTATCTCTTCTACCAATTAATACGATAACAGGTCCTTGTGTTTCTCCTGGTTTAAATGATATATTTCGCATATCAAACTTTTTTAATTCCAAATTCATATTATTATTATATTTTAAATTAAAATTGTCTTTTAAACATAAAACTTTAGGTAAAAAACAAAATAAACAAATAATTATTCTAATTATATTAATGTTTGTAGTATCTT